GTCATGAGCACAACCGTATTGTTTAAAAGTTCTTGCCATTTTATAATTCTCCTAATTTAAGCATGCTTATTGCTATGTTTATTTATCTATTCGCCAGAATTGCTTTAATATATTGTTATCTATTTGGTGTGGTTTAGGATCACCGTGAAATACTACAATACTTGCATCTACGGGTATGTCAACGTCTATTTCATCTTTATGCGGATACGATCTATTCTTAAAGTCCATACCGCCATGCAACACTTGCCATCTATAACTTACAATTTTTTCAGGCGGTAGTTCACGTTTAGTATCTACTATTTCTTCATCAATATAATTTTGATCACCGTGGTACATATGCGTTATACGTTCTTGGTTATCTCTATATTTGACCCATACATGATCATAGTTTGCAGTATTAAAAACCATAACGCTTGAATTGATTGCATGCCTATGACGTTTCCATAAACATTTAAAATCCTTTGCGGCATGAAAGTTTTCATAAGATAGTTTACGCATCCAATCTAAGTTGCCTGTTATGATAACGTCAAGATCCATATAGATAATTGGACCGCTATATATTTTAGGATTAAACAGTTGTGTTTTATACCACCAGGCTTTTTTAGGACCACTAAGTCCAATGTCAACTAAGTTGTGTTTGATATATCCTGCTGGTACCTCACGTTCTCGTTCGGTCCAGACGTGCATACGTATAGGTGATGATATATTGCGTTGGATACTTGCTTTTAGTATTTCAACATACTCCCAACTGTAATAATTGCCGTGTATTAAACACCCAAAGTCAATCACTCTATCGCCCATTTTAACCTCTCATACCATCGACCGTCTCTAATCTCATCTACTGTATACTCTGTGTGTGCCATCTCAACATACCATTTATCTCTGGTATAAAGATCAATTACAGGTTTATCTAAGTTACTGTACTTATTACTACAAGGATAAGCAAGACTAGTTTCATCTACTATAATTGGACAACCATGTATTAAACTTTGCACTGCTGGACCTGCTGAGTTATAGTTTATCATTGCCCAATAATTAAATTCAATATCAAAATCATCATATGTACTTTCTATTTTTTTAGGTGTTTCAAATTCATAGTCTAAAAACTTTTGTCTGTCAAACACTGATCTTGGGTGAGGTCTGATAATAATAGGTCTATCTGTTTTTGCTTCTATATTTTTTATTGTATCGTGTAGCCAATATTCCATCCCATGTATATCACTTACTTGTTCACTTTTATCATGCTGTAGGCAGACTAGGATTGATTCTTTTTGATAATGTCTGCGTGGTGGGTGTAATTCAGGTAAGCCTAATTTCTTAGGTCTATCCCAATCTAAATTATCTTTATTTCCGTAAGTGCCGTCATTTGTTATGTGGTTAAGAGCTACTTTCCAGGTGATATTGCGTTGTAGGGCGCCTACTTCAAGTATTAGACAGGGTTTATTGTGGTTTTTAAAGTGGTTGTATACTTCTTCATTGCCTCTCATACGACCCGCCCAGAGACACGACCATATAACTGCAACATCTGCATTTATATCGTTTTCTACTATTTTGTAATGTTTGCTAGCACTCTCTAGGAATGCTTCAATGACCGGCTTAGAGTTAAGACTGCAATAGTCCGGAAAATAAGTTAGTGTTTTCATAATCTGTGTAAATACTTATATGAAATACACTCTAATAACAACTTTTCACAAGCCTGGATTGGATCAATATGCACAAACCATGATTGATACTTTTGAAAAATATTGGCCTGATTCAGTTGATTTAGTATGTTATGCTGAAGACTGTACTCCTATAACAACTAAGAGCAATGTAAAAGTTGTTGACTTGCATGAGCGTTCCCCTGAACTTGTTGCATTTAAAAATAAATTTAAAACAGTTCCTTGGGCCAATGGCGAAGAGATGAAAGAAACAGGACTAAAGTTTGAGCAAAACAACTTTAAGTGGGACGCTGTTAGATTTTCAAACAAAGTATTCACAGTTATAGATGCCTGTCAGACCATAGATAGTGATTGGGTAATATGGATTGATGCAGACTCAAAAACACATAGTCCGGTAACAGAAGAATTTCTCAGCCAAGTATGCCCAGGTAGTCACTTTGTAAGTTATCTAGGACGCAGAGCCAAGTATCATTCAGAGTGTGGTTGGGTAGCATACAATGTCAAACACGCTGACTGCAAAAAGTTTATGCTTGATTGGCGTGACTTGTATGTTAACGAAGGTGTATTTAACTTAAAAGAATATCACGATAGTTATGTGTTTGATCATATACGTAAACAATATCAAGAACAAGGCACAAAGTTTTATAACTTGTCGCCTGAGCTACCAGGTAAAGGACCTGGACATCCATTTATTGCTAGTCAACTAGGTACAGTAATGGATCATATGAAAGGCTTTAGACGCAAAGAGCTAGGCCATAGTTTCCCAGAAGATGTTACTATAAGAAATCAAGGTGCAAATCAAAACGTTAAGTATTGGAAACGTGTTACTAAGAGTTAGGTAAACGACTTCGCATAAAGCGATACGCTTCTCCAGATTGTACTTCAGCTGTAGTCCAATGACACTGTGCAAGTTTATGATAAAACTCTTGTCTATCGTGCTTTGTAGGTATTTCAATGTGAGACAAATCAGTATTGCAGTAAGGGAAAACCTGACTACGTTCTGGTTGTGGATCTGTAACAAATACCGGTACTCCACATAATAAACTAGCAACGCCAGGTGAAGAATTATAAGTCACTGTTGCATGTGTACGATCAAGTTGCGTTATAAGATCAACTTCTTTAGGATTTTGTTTTGTTACATTACGCCATCGTGTATTATCAAACTGCTGAATTGTTTCTAAATTGCCTGGATGTCCTCTAACAACAATTGGTCTATCTGTACTTGCTCTAACAACATTAATAGTTTTGGTTATCCAATTTAAAACATCTTCGCCTGCCATTGACCACCCACCACTTCGTTGTAAGCATACTAAAATATCTGTACCTGAGTGATAGTCACGTTCCTCAAATCCATATGACTGTTTAATTTTGTTCCATCTAGATAGATCAGGATTTTTATTAAAGTACCAAGCGTCATTTGCAAATATGCCATCTAGTCCGTAACGTAAATATTTGTTAATATCTTGTGGATTCATAAATTGATAAAGATTGCTATCAATGATTAAACTGTGTTTACCATGCTGTCGTTGATGATCAATTGCATTTTTTCTAATTAATAGATGTGGACTTTGTCTGCTGTGTTCGTGTACATATCCTTGTATTACAGCAATGTCGCAGTTGACAATACGATTGTCTTCTACTAGTACAACTTTATCACCTACAGCTCGTACACCGTCGTGCCAACTACGCAAGATCATTTTTTTAAATTCGTTCTTGCTTCGTTTAGGTATTCCGCTAAGGTAAACGGCTACTTTCATTTACTATTCCATTCCTGTACTAATCTCCAGGCATCACCGTTTTGTAACTCAGCTTGTGTAAATTGATGATAGGCAAGATTACTTAACAAGTACATAACTTCATCTTGACTTGGATATAAAGGTGTTTCAATTTTACTTAAATCATTTAAACATAGAGGTGACCCGGCATTTTGCCCTAGAACAAACGCAGGTTTGCCCTCCATTAATGCTTCAATGCTAGCAATTGAATTGTAAGTAACTAAACAGTGTATGTCATCCTGAAGAGCTTGTTGTATAGTGTCTTGGTAGACTCTTTCTTTTCTTGACTTTTTAAGACGAACTACAATTTCTCTATCAGTATGTTTTTTAATCTGCGATAATGTATTTTCCATCCACTCATCTAAGTCTTCTCCATAAAACTGCATAGCCTTTTCACTGGGCGGACACAATAATATTTTTCCACCTGGAGTAAACTTTTTTGTATACCCATTTGCTTTAATGTATCTATCACTAGGAACATCTCTTAACTTGCCACAATACTGTAAACTATTTTTAGTTACTCTATGCCAGTTTTTTGTTTTTGTATTGCCAAAGTAGCCGGTATCAACAAAGTAAAAGTCTCTCTTATTGTCTTGACACCAATCATAGATATGTCGTTTAGTAATACCTCTAAATGCCAATGGTCGTTTATCTTGTTTAGCTTTTCCGTCGTATATTGTTTTCCAATCAGTTAGTGTGCCGCCAGCACCTTGACAGAAATATTCAACTACCTTGTCCCATTTATATCCTTTATCTCGTAATGATTGACTTAGCTCACTCATATCGCTTACTCCTAATACTCCTTGTGTACTGCGTTGTTTTTTAATCTGTTTAATTATGTCCTGACAAGATTGGGTATTGTATACGTCATACCCATCTAATAATACTTTTTGTAAATCAGTATATAACCGTTTCATTTCTGGGCCGTACGTTACTTGATCAACTTCAATCCTATTTCTTTTATCAACAGGGCAAGACTTTTTGTGCTCCGCTAGATAATCATTCCACAAGTATCCGTACTGTACATCGTTCCAGCTGTTGAGGTGCATTTCAAACGGGAGATCCTTATCATCAAACCAAGGACCACCGTCGGTATAGTGTATAACGTTAGGTGTGCCGTAATCTTTTTCTTTGTAGTATCCCGATAACCAGTTCCAGTTCGGCGGCAATTTCTCAATACTGTTGTCAGAGCCCACCCACTCAAGTCTATGCAAATAGCTAGGTTTCTTTCCATTGACTGCATCTAATGTTAATCGTTGACTGTCAGCAGTATCACAATTGAATACCATCATTGATGACCAATTCTTACGAGGATAAAATGTTTGTAGTTGCCCGTCCATCTTGCTTGCTGTCTTTGGACTATAACCATATTCATCATGTGGCACCACTGCTACTGATTTATGATTGGGCAATAGATCATATACTTCTTTGATATCACTGGTCCATAAAAAATCACAATCACAAAATATAGCTTTACCAGTATAATTCATTAGATAAGGAACTAGGAATCGAGTATATGTAAATTCAGTTGAGGAGTTCTTATCTCTCTCTCTGGTTATTGTACCTTGAGATTCTAGTTCGTTTAATTTGAGATAGTGTATCTTAACAGGACATGATGCGTGTTTCAATATGCTGTATGCACAGACATCTGCGGCAATAGGTTCTCTTGAATCCCAGCCTATAAAAACATTGATTACTGTATGTGGTATTGTTGACATAAACTCAATAATTATATACTAAGTTTATATTTATCAGGTTAGTAGTTGCGGAAGTCGAAAATTTGTTTATTTAACCACATCACTTTAAGATCCTGTTGCCTAACAAGGTTCCATTGATTTAAACTGTTGACTGCTGTTTCAGGTAACAGTTCTTGTTCAGCTAGATCAAACCAGGTTGTAGTACGATAGTCTAATTTTTGAAAGTTAGGTTGTTTATAAGCTACTGCATATATCCAAGGGTTGTTTCTTTCTTTTTTAAAAAATCCATCTTTACAGTCCCAGCCGTTGACAGCTAGGTGATGTATTAGACTGACTAGACTCCAATGATGGTAGTCATGACTATGTTGGTCAGCTATTACTGCATTGTGTTGTAAGAATGTTGATTCTGGAACAGCAATTACTAACATTGCGTTATCTCTTGCTAAATCCCACCAATGTCCTAAAGTTTGCAATGGATTGACAGCATATTGTAAAACATTGTGAGCATAAATTACATCAAATTGACTATGTTTTAATTTACTGTCTTCAAAGTTATCTGTTACCGTTGTGATATTGTGATGGGAATATTTTGAGTCAAACGTATCGTCAATATCAATACCAGTACACTTGATGTTTAAAGGAGTCTCGTCATCTGGGTCAATAGTTCTAGTTGCCCACCAATTTAAATCATGTCCGTTACCGTGTCCAATATCGAGAACAGTTCCAACTGACTCCATAAATGAAGTATAGTGACCAAGTTCGTTTAGGATCTGTAGACTACTGTCGTGACTTTCTTGACCTAATAATTGTCTATACACTAACGTCTTCCATTCCTGATGTTCTTAATCTAACTATGTGTCCTAGCATAAAGTTCTTTGATTCAAAACCTTTTAATATGCCAAGCCATTTGTTTCTTAACAGTGCTACATCATTGATCAATGTTTCAAAGTCAATAACTTCGTCTTCTCCATCCACATACTTTTCTGCATCACGTGATGTTAATGCTCGTTGGTAAGCTTCAAGATACTTTTGAAAGTGCTTACGTCTAATCTTACGTAGTTGTATGTTTAGATAATTAAGCACTGCTTCTATTTCTTGTAATTGATTAAAGCGATGTTCAGTAATACCAGGTAAGTCACGAATGTTCTTTTCTACGTTACCGTATACCGAGCATTCCTTCTTAGCTGTCATTAATTCATTTTCATAAAATAACAGCATATCAGGTATTTTTGTAATATCTTTAGTTACATCACTGTACCAAGTCATTAGTAATCCTCTTCTTCTTCGCTATCGTCAAATTCGTCGCCCCAGACATCTAAACCGTCATCTTCTTCAATAACAGTATCATCATAATCTATTAATGCTTCACGAACTTCTTCGTCATCCATTAGTGTAGATTCTCTGATCTCTTTAGGACTAACACCCTGGGTATCGACCAGAGTGTGTACTAAATCAATGGCGGCTTCTTTGTGATTGCTTTCATTGATATGTGTTTTTAACGTTTCAAAAATTTCTGCAACTGCGTTTAGCATGTTTTTATTCCTTTGTTTCTTCTACTGGTTCTACTGCCTCCGGTGCTTGCATTTCTGTAGCTACATCCATGCTTGCCTCAATATCTTCGATATTTACCTCATTGTTCTGATTTTTTAAGTGTTCCATTACTTTATCTAAACAACCATCAGTATTTGATTCCCATGCTTTACGGAACTGTTTAATTTCATTAGCACTATCTGGCTCACCAAAGCGTAGTCTATTACCGTCTTTCTTAAGTATGCCTTGTTTCTCTGCTAGATCAACTAGTCCGCTGTACGGGTTCATGCCTGTTTCATATGGTATTTTAACTTGCACGCCTTCAAAAGGTTTAGCGTAACGTGTTTTCATAATCTTACAACCAGCTCTAATACCTTTAACTTCTGATATCTTGTTGCCATCTTCGTCTTCTTTCAGTTTCATTTTCTTCATTGCTACTACAATACTTGAAGCGTAAATAAAACCTTGTCCACCTGATATTTTATCATCTGGATCAAACATGTCTTGTGATGCGTATGTATGATTAGTACACACCATACCTACATTAGCACTACCAAACATATTAACTGTATTACGCACTAGTGATGTTAATGCTTTAGGTTTCCTACCCATATCACCTTTCATGTCACCTTTTTCAAACTGAGCAACATCTGTTGGTGTTAACAACATACCCAATGAATCAATAACAAATAATACTTTAGGTCTTTCTTCTTCATTCATAGCACGATACTCAGCCATAAAGTCATTGATAGTTTTAGCTACGTCATCAATCATAGCCATATTGAGTTTGAGCAGTTTCTCTGGTCCAGTGTCAACTTTTAATGCTTGTAGCCAAGCTTCATCAAGTGCGTTCTCTGAATCAATCAGTACTACAAAGATACCTTGTTCTTGTGCTTCTTTAACAATGTTACCTGAACAAATATAACTTTTACCTGCACCTGATTCGCCAGCAAACACTGTTACTTTGCCTAACGGAATACCTTTGTTAAAGTCACCACTAATTAAATAATTTAGGGCATAGTTACCTGTCGATACCCAATCTGTTGGATCGTTAAATCCAATTGATAGTCCAGAAATTGATTTACTAATACTCTTTCTAAACTTACTTACGTCAAATGGTTTTGCCATAATCTCTTCCTTGTTCTTCTTGTGTGTTTAAAAGTAATTTTACAGTCATCAAATAAATTGTGCAACGATTAAATTGCCAAATTAAAAAGTGTGAGCGATAGTATTATATCGCCCACTACTAATTAGTTACGATGTTTTCTGTCTTGAACGGATCATGTTCAAAATATCTTCTGCTTTAGATCCACCCTCAGCCGCTGGTGCTGGTGTTTCTGTTGGCGCCGCTTCAGCTACTGGAGCAGGTGTTACTTCTGCTGTTGGAGCCGGAGTTGCTGGTGCAGTTTCTGCTACAGGAGCCGCTGGAGCCACTTGTTCAAATGTGTCTGCCGCTGGCGTTGTAGTTGCACTTGGTGTAGAAGTTGTTGGTTGTGATCCTTTTGGAGCCATCATACCTGATGGTCTGTAGTACGCACCCCATCTTTCAGCATCATATGGTTGCCCATCTACTGATGCTTCAAACATTTCTTTCATTACTTTTAATTCTTGTTCACTAGGTTTCTTAGGAAGAAAATCTCCTAGTGTAAATAAGCCATGTTCATTAACTGCGGCCTGTTCTGCTTCTGTTAGTGCAGACTCTTTTCTTGCCCAGTTTGATGTTGTGTAATCAGCATAGCCACCTTTTTGTGTTTTAGTAACACGGAAATCTAAACCAGCATTATAGTCTGTTGGTAATTCTTCCATGTCTGGATCCATCAAACTTGACTTAATAATAGTAAAGATTTGAGGACTCATAATAAAACGTCTAATTGGATTAGCTGGTGTAGTATCATCACCTATAGGATTTTGTCTAACAAACCCTTGAAAGATGTATGACTTTTTCTTCCAATACTTACGACCCATTTCTTCTAGTGATGAATCTTTAAACCATGTTCTAACTTCTGCTAGAATTGGGCATGATTCACCCCACATTTCAATACACGGAACTTGAACTAATACGTTCTTGTTATCCATTTCGCCTTTAACGCCGTTAAATGGTAAACGAATCATGTTTCGTTCTTGCCAAAAGAATGTGTTGTTTGGATCTGCGTCTGGAAGGAATCTAATTGCCGCTGATTCGCCTTCTTTGATATTCCAGTGTGCGTAAATTGCGTTATCGCCACCTGAACGTTGATTGTTACTGTTGTTGTTTTCAGAAGCTTGTAATTTTGCTCTGATATCTGCTAAACTTGCCATAATGTATTTCTCCTTTATGTGCCATAATAATTTGCCTTAATGTGTGCCTAATAAAACACTACCTTAATAGTGTAATATAATTTATTTATCCCGTCAACGGTTATATTGGTATATTTTACCAAATGGTCGTAAAAAAAGCACATAAACTAAATTATGTGCTTCTTTTGAGGGTTTGTCAATACTGTTACTTTCTATAGTTTACCAAATCTACTATACGTCCAACTTGACTTTCTTCTACTTTATATACTTTACCATCTACTTCAAACTCATCTTTGCCATCACGTTTAGCGTTAGCAAGGGCTAGTGTAAACTCGTTACCTTCTTCTACATCATCTTCGTTTACTGCATCTGGTTCAACGTTTGAAATAGCAGTTTTTAATAGTTTACCTGTTTCAGTTCTAAACTCAACTGCTTCATCTGTTACTGTTTCAACAGTGCCTTTAGTACCTTTACCTGTAACAATTTGATCACCTACTGATGGTGCATACTGTTCTGTTACTTCTACACTTTCGTTAGCTTGTTTAAGAGCATCATCAACTTCAGGATGGTTAGTTAATCCAGGGTGTATAGCATCAATAGCATCTGTTGCGTCTGTCATATCACCTTTCATGTGCATTGCTATTCTAATAGCTTTTTGGATTTCTTCTTGTGTAAATTTTTCTTCTGCTTCTGCGGCTATGTCGCCTGCAAATGTTTTCATTTTACCAATGTATGCTGGATACTTTGGATCCTGTCTTAGTCCAGGTGTTTTAACTTCAGACCAATCAGACTTTTTAGTTTGGTATTTTTCTTCAAACTCTTTGTCTGACAATTCTTTCATATCCATAGCTAGGTCTTTCATTTTACCTTCGTCAACATATTTGCCTTCACCTTCACAGTCTGGGCAATCATGTTTTTTATGTTCTTCGTCGCGATAATCACCTGCACCTCGACAAGTTGGACATTCATATTCTTTGGCTTCCATTGGAACGTCAACATCTCTATCAGCCCATTCTTCCTCAGCATCATCTTGACATTCATCTCTATATTGCTCGTTTGAACACTTAGTTACATGTACTGTGTTTTGTTCGTTGTCTACCTTAGCAGTATACGTGATATCTGTTGGAAAACCACCTGGTCCAGGAACAGTAACTTTACCTTCAAATTCTTCTGGATCAAATCCTTCTTGCACTGTTGACTCTGCCCATTGTTCAAATTCATTAACTTCTTTCATTGACTTACCCTCTAATTCTAATTTAGTCAACACCGGTAATGCCGACTCTACTCTAGTATCTAATAATTTTTCTGTAAATAATTCACGAACTTTATCCATTGTTTCTTGTTCTGGAAGTTCAGTGCGTTGATCAAATGCTTCAAGTGCTTTATGATAACCACGTTTGCCAATCATTGATTTAACTTTGCGTTTAATAGCACCAAAGTGTTTAAGTCCTCTTTCTGCTAATCCAGCAGTTTCAGTATTTTGCCAGTCATGCCCACGAGCATATCTAGTAAATGCACCTAGTGTATTAATATCGCTAACTAACTCACATATATAAGTACCAAAACTATCGTACGGATTACCACCTTCACTAACGTGTCTTGCCATAGCACGACCTGCATATAGTTTAGTAAATGGTAATTTAAAACGTTCGCCCTCTGATGTTTCAACATATAGTGATGCTACATTTCTGTAACGTTGATCACCTGCTTCTTCGTCAATTGGTTTTGAATGTACTATTTTGAGTTTTGCTTCTTTTGTTTGTTTAGTGTATGATGTTTTTTTGAAACCGTAGTATTTAGATTCGTTAATTTCTCTATTCTCAGATACTTGTGCCATTGTCTGCATTGAATATTTAAGTTTATTCATATGCTTTAAACTAAACTCTAACATGTTACGTTTAGAAAAGTGTCTCAATTGATATAAAAAATCATACCATTCTTTCTTATGATCAGAATCCATACCTTTACCAAGCACGTCACCGTAATAAACTTCTAACTCTCCTTCAGGATTAACTGTTACTACTACTGTACCGTAACTGTTATCACCAACTTTATAGTTAAACGAAAATAGATCAGCGTTCTTTGGTTCAGTTGTTTCTTTACCTTTTGCGTCACGGGTTGTTAAATCAAACCCTTTAGCTACTAGTAAATCAAATAATTTTTGTCTTGTGGTGTCTAATGATATCATAAGTGTATTTATCTAAGCTGTCAATTAAATCATAATGAACGGAAGTGGTTCTACAACGTCATCATCGTGATCTCTTAGTTTATCACCTATGTCTTTATGATATTCTTGAAGTTGTTGCATCATACGTACTGCTAATATTGTTGCCATTACTAGATCATCATGCTCACCGGGTTTGGCCGCATAGCTTGTTCCATGTGCTACAAAGTTTTTAAGTTCGCTGACCAATGGTCTCGACTTAATTTTAAATTTACCTGACTCTACTAAATTTTTAAATTTAGCACAACTAGCAATCTTGCTTTTGTTTGTTGTATTAAATCCTTTACGGAAACGTCTGCCTTTACCTATTGCTTTTGTTTCACTTAAAAATGTTCCAGGTATTGATTGTTCTCCGTACTCATCTAAACTAATCAATGCCGCTTCACCAATAGTATTATTTTCAACTGAGTAGTAAATTGAATTTCTATCTTCTATTTGTTCATTCAGGTGTTTGATAATTTCACTAAACACTCTTACTTGTTCGGGTATAGTAGTTTTGTTATGTTTCCATTCTGCTATCTGTGTTGTAGTATTAGCATTAACAACCTGCATGGCCGCAAAGTCTCCTCCTGTTCCTAAACTTGGATCCCAGGAAACTACGTAGATGTCACCTTTCCTTGGTTTCTCATACCAACGCACTTGTCCCATTTGCTGAATTGGTTCTATTCCTGCTAGGTCAATTAGCTTGGTAGGTGCAATAAGTGTTTCGTCATTGATAATAAATTCACAATCCATCTCACGCCTAAATCGTTCATCTCCCAATGTGCCTCTTTCTCGTTTCGCCCATTCTTCATCTCTGTCTGGATGCTCGTTCCAATATGACCTGTATGCTTTAAATCCATTAATGCCTAATTTTGTTTCGTTACCGTGCTCATCCTCGCACTTGTTTGCTTGTTTCCATAATAGTGCAAATTGATCTTCATCTGAGTTTGGTGTTGATGTAATAATTGCTTTACCACCAGTAGTAAGTGTAGGTGATATTGAAGTCCAAAACTCTCGAGCAATAGTAGGTCTAACAAACGCAAACTCATCACAGTATAACATTGATATTGACATACCTCGTCCAGTGTTTTCAGTTGTTGTTTGTGCTACTATACGACTGCCGTTGTCAAACTCTATTGATCCTTTATTGTAACTAACAGCACCTGCTCTGATATGATCTGGACATGACTCATAAGCATATCTAACACGTTGCATAATTTCTTGTGCACCTGCATATTTGTGTGCGGCCACTAACACTGTTGCATCTGAATTGAACATAGCATACCATAACAAATAGCCTGCGGCTGATGTTGATTTGCCTGTCTGTCTAGGCATCATTGATATTGAAAATCTATTTTCGTGATATGCTTCTATTAGACGTTCTTGATATTCATATGGAGTATACTTCATGCTACCATGTACAGGATGCTGTATGGTAAAGAAGTTGCTCATAAAATACATTGGACCCATTACGGGATCAGCACACTTTTTAAATTCTTGAAGTTCTTTTTTTGTGAACTGTTGCTTCTTGTGTGCTTTTTTAATTAATACGCCGTCTAGTGATTTAGCCATGCTACTTCCTTGGCATTGGATTTTCACCTGTTAAGTGAGGTTGTGAGAACCATAACTTAAACCATTCTGGAGACCCTGGGCGAATATCATGTTTTTTCATATATTCACTTTTCTCCGTGGCAGTATGTGATATGTTCTCTCCCATTGTAGGAGTGTCATTTACACCTGCTAGTTGTTTAAGTTGTTCTATATCCATACTATTATTTAACGTCTATTGGTCTCTTTTTAGTGGCTATAATACCATAACTCATTTCAGTAAACTCTTCTCCAGACTTTTTATCTAGTGCTGTTGATTCTAAGTTGTTTGATATATCAAGATCAAACCCAGCTCTAACAAGTAGGTTTAATATCATCTTATCTGTTAATATAGAATAATGGTTTGGGTTTGCTTCATGATTTCTTACGTTGCCAGGTGCCGGTGTTTCAATATATATTTTAGCATCTGGTTTTAGTACTCTATTATACTCTAACAGTGTTATATAAGGAAATGGTGAATGCTCTAATACTTGTCTACAAAAGATAAAGTCTAATGACTCGTCTTTATCAGACAAGAAACTGATATCTTCATCTCTTACTTTATGCTTCTTCTTTTTGCATATTTCAAGATCTTCTCTAGTACCTGCTGTGCCTACAACGTTTTTATATTTTTCTTTTTTCATTATATCTAAGAAATAACCTGGACCACAGCCAACGTCTAATATATTTGCTGACTTTTTAAGTTTGAGTGGTTTGATCATAAGATCATATATTTCTTGTGTTGTAATTTTATGATAATCACTTTCAGGTTCAGCATACACCTGTGTTAAAATAAAATCATAATAGAGTTTAAATTTTACTGAATCAAATTTCATTGAGCATGTCCTTATAGTTGCTTGTTTGTTGTATTGTTTGTATTACTTATAAGGCTTTTTCTGTATACTCAGATTTTTCCCAACCTAATAAGTGGTTAGCTTTCCAGTCATTTTGTGTGAATGCTTTGAGGTGTTGCCATTGGTCTCTTTCACGCCATATCGACCTGGCCGCTTCTTCAAAGTCTATACGTTCTATACGATCTTCAAATTTATATAACTTATCTTGAAACTCATCAAAGTCGTTGAAGTCACATTCAATATGTAACACTT